ATTGATACCTACACCATTGAAAGATGCCATAGTTCTAACATCACCGATAGTAGCAGTATAGCCAGACTGTTCAAATGTTGAAGTAGCTCCAAGGTAGTTGAGTGTCTGAGGAGTGATTGCTAAAGAAGCTCCTTGCTTTAGAGTGATTGAAGTATATCCTAGATCTAGAACTGGGATCTTAGCTGTTCCTCTTGGAAGAGTGATCAACTTATATCTCATGATCTCTGTATCATTAGGATACGCTTGTAGAATTGGCATAGCTTCAATAGCTTCACCGTAGAAAGCAGATCCAGAAGGGTGGTTTGGATTGTACAAAGTGTAGTCAATCTCATCATCAGCTAAGCTGAACTGAGTGATCTGGAAACTACCGTCATTACGGGCCAAAAGTTCACGACCCTTTTTGGTAAGGATGGCATCTACTACTACAGAGGTACTACTTAAATATGACATACGAAAGTGGCTTTTAAATAAATATATTCAATTTGGTTTTTTATTGTATCAAGTTCTGCTGTTTCAAGGCTTTCACGACATTACCGGCATTATCTCTAACTGGTGGATCTATGTATTGAGGGAACAGTAGACCGTTTTCAACTAGAGTAGAGTCTTTAGGGTTATATCTCAGCATCACATTGGTTTCATCTGGCACGTGTTTCCAAACTATATACCTGCAGGCTTTGAATTGAGCTCCTGTTATAGATTCTGTAGGAACTGATGAACCTGATGTGAACAATGCCAAGTTAACTGGTTGATCAAGTTCTACAAGTAATACTGAACCTGTAATGTTGTTAAGGCTTCCTGATTGTCTTACATTTTTAATTACATACTCAAATCTCTCATCCCAACCTAAAGATGAACTATTGTATAAAGAAATTCTATCTCCTGTTTGTAAAGTAAAAGGAAGTATAACTGGAGGAAGCGATGACCCCGTCCAATATGGATCAGATGTAGAATTAAATGTTATAGGTCCTACTGCACTATTATAGTAGTAAGACATTGTAGTATTAAATATAATCTCATTAGATTGAGAAAGATAATACAAACATGGCTGAGAACTTGTGACTTCTGTTTGGTAGTATGTAAATGTTGTTGAAGCACCAGCACTTCCTGTTATACCAGCGGCTGTAATACTATCAATTGTTATAGTACAGTTAGGATAATATCCTCCACAACCTTGAGTGTCAGGCCAGTGAGTGCCTAGATAGCCACTACCTCCAGAACCATTTCCTGTATTAGACCATTCAGAAAGAGTTAACCCATAACCAGTAACTCCACTTTCTTGAGAGGATAATACTACAACAGTTACATTTTCATTAGCGGTACAGTTACCAGCGGTAACATCTAATTGTGCAGTTAAATTAAGAAATATTTTAGGGTGTGTTCCAATAGGACCGGTATAAGAAGCGGATATATAGAATTGGAAATCACTAGTTCCACCACATCTCTGTCCTGGTGTAGGACTTGCCTCTGTTTCATTTTCTGTAACCCACCAAGACAATTGCCAATTATTAGGATCCAAATAACCTGAACTAGGTGTTAAACCTGAACCTTGTGTAATTATTGTTTCAATCGGTTTAGTTAAAGTAAATTTTTGATATGTTGCTGATCCGCTTAAATTGTGTAATATAGGAAGGTATCTCCAACCCCCTTCATATATCTCTAGGTCTGGATTGTTTGCTAATTGCTGAGTATACGGGTTAGATTCATCGTAATCGAACAAGGATATATTAGTAGTTTCTTGAGACTTAAATATATTCTGAACTGTAAACAGATTTTTATTTGCTTTAGTTAGATCGAGTACATTTTGATCGTTATCTATAACATATTTAATCTGAGCATTTGATCTATTAGGTAAAAATAAAGATGCTGAATAAATGTCTACTAGATATGCGTACTGATATTTTATTTTATCAATAGCAGCTGTATCACCATATGAAATATTTGCTGGGCTTTCTGTATTATATTCTTCACTTATTGTTTTTGATCCACGATACCTTGGTATAACAGATCTTTCTAAGTTGTAGTTATAATCTTGTACTTGAGCGTATGGATTGTTAGGATTAGTGTATGTAGCGTAATTATTTATCTGTGCGTTATTAATAGATGCTGTAACTATACCATAGTTTACAGGAAGTAATTGATCAGAATTATAATCCAGATCAAATAAATCAACTGATCTTACAGATGATGTTACATTTTGATATAAAGCACCTAAATTAACTTGTATAAATCCTGAGCCTGTGCCTGGCAAATTAGACGCTTCGTCTTGATCAAAAGCTTGACCATTTGTTGCAACTATTTTTGATCCACTAAATTCACCATTATATAATTCTATGTCTTGTGAACTAGAATAAGAAGCCTCACCTAAAGGAGTTATTACAAACCCTGACCAATTAGTAGAACCTGATATTGCACCACCATCACTACCTGTAATAGTTAACATATCAATAGACTGAGAATAGTCATTGAAACTCATACTAGGCTCATGACGAGCGTACTTATTTCTCTCATACAAGTGAGACTTAACTATAATACCAGTAGATACGTTTGCTCTAGCAGGTACAAAATCTTTAATCACTTTAAATAGAGAGTTATTATAGAACTTCAATAATCTTACATATTCCCAAACACTATTAGGCTGAGTATACGTTGCAAAATATGCATTACTAGCGCTAACTAGTGGTTGATATGATGAAGAGTATTGATATCCAGGAGCTCCTATTAGTTGATTAATATCAAAATAACCTTGCGAGGCTGTAATATTTGTATTGATTACATCTGCTGGAGAGAACCCAACTTCTATATTTGTGCTATTTAGTCTATCGTTATTAGTGTAATATTGTAAAGTAGTATATGGAGACAGTAGAGATGAAGATAATTCTAAACTACCAGTAACTATACCAGTTGATCCTGTTGCTATACCTATTTTATAGTTATTTGTATTGATATCTAAAACACCATCAACTGAATTGATAGGGTTTCCTCCAAACTCACGAACAGTTAATATGCTTTCTGGTATACCATACGTAGCTATTAGAGCTTTAACACCTCTTTCTGTGCCTTTCGTCTTTAGTAGGTACGGTAAGTTGTGATAGAGTCTTTTATATAACTCATCTTGTATAGTGGCAGCAGGAAGTGTCGTTAAACTTGAAGTAACGTATCTAGTGATCATTTCAGACCCAGTAGGAGGTAGAAGTGATCCATCTTCATTGATACCAAATAATGTGTAATATAGGTTGTCTGATACGTTAGTATTTGTATATAACTGCATACCAAAGCCGCGTAATGCGTCTGAAACGAGGTCTAATGATATACCGGTATCAGGATTATTTGTTGCATTATATCTGTTAGATACATCTTTATAGTAGATCCAAATATTATCAAAGTGTTGACCAATCATGTCAACAAAAGTGATATAAGGTTGATTACTTGAATCGTCTAGTAAGTATTGAGGAATAACATTACGAAGAGTATCTTTATTAGTTGTGTCGTAGTAAGAAGCACTAAATAACAATGACTGTGTTGTAGCAGTAGGAACAGTAGTTGTACTTCCTAAAAAGTTAGCTGCTTGAGATGAAGATACGGAATACAAAACATACGGCTGAGTATTTGTACTTTTTGGCCAAGCCCAACTAGCAGAGTTAAAATATAAGAAATATTCATAAGGATCAAAATTCTTTATGATATTATCTATGTATAATTGCAAAGAACTAATGCTAGAAGACACTATTCCAGAACTACCAGCCCCTCCTACTATAGCTCTCTGTGTTGCTAAATCCGCACTACTAGATTCTATTAGTTGTAATTTATATACAAAATTTCTAACTCTTTCCTCAGCATTAGAGAAGTGAATAAAATTTGAAAAGTCACTATAATTTACATTAATATCAATAGACTTATCTTGGTAATAGCTTAATAGTTTTTGAAATGATGATGTAACAGGACTCGCTATTAAGTTATTATAGTTATAATAAGGTGTAGTTTGGCCATTCTTAGTATTAACATTAACATTATAGTTAGGTCCACGAAGACCGTTTATGTCTTGTTGTGGATCTACTTCTACTTGAATATCTACGTTAAAACTAACTGACTCAGCTACCTTATCTACTATCCATAGTTGAGATTTTATATCAAATTCTGTAGGAAGAGGTTCATAAAGTCTTATTAAAAGATATGTTCCTTCTTCATCTTCAGTTAATGCAACATTATTAGCAGTAAGTACTATGTTATTTCCAAAATTCAAATAGAATATTGGATAGTAGTTTTTAGTTGCAATGTAAGCTTGATATTGAGCAAACCCCTCTCTTATTACTGCATCTGATAATACTTGAGAAGCTAATTTTAATTCTTTTCTTGTTTGAGATATTTCTTTTATCCAATATTGAGTACCAAATTGAGAATTGAATAGCTTCTTATAAAAGTTATATTGAACAGTAAGATTTCCCCTATTATATCCTCTATTACGTAAATCTTTTTCTGGGTCTAATGTTAATGCAGAGTATGTATTGTTCTGAGGATTATTTAATAAAAAAGGATAGTAATCAAAAGCATCGTAATCAGAATCTATTAATGTATTTTGTTGGTCATATATAAACAACTCTATATAATCACCATCTGCACCAAAACTAGCATTTATAAAGTTAGATGTAACTAACTGCTGATCTAATGGAGTTAATTCTACAGGTTGTTTACCTTCACCAGAATATGTTATATTTACTAATTCCATTACATTAAGCTATTGATATCTGTAAATGATTGATTCAAATCTAATAATTGTTGACGAAGTGAGTTAATCTCTTCAATGAGTGCTTGTTTTTCTGCATCTATAACTGATCCTCCAATATACTGTTGACTTTGTTCAACAAGGTATGTGTGAGAATTAATAGAGCCAGATACTGGGATATCAAAAAATAGATCTTGATAATATTGAAAGAACTCATCTACAGTAATTTCAGGAGCTGTATCTACAACATCCGGGGTGAGTAATTCCTCAAAATTTGTATCAACAGCTTTGGTGTATGTGTTTATACCGTATATTTCTTTAACTAAATCTATATTTGCCATTATCTAACTACTTTAAAAATAAGATTATTGTCTACTTCAAAAGTTTCTCCGTCTGATAAAGTTGTTTTGATAAGTACTTTATAATATCTTTCTGGTTCTAGACCGTTCATATACATGTTAAAATAACTACTTGTTGCATCACAACTAATCTTTGTATACGAAGTGTCAAAATCTACTACCATATCCTCTGTCTTTACATCTTGTAAAGCCCAATATGATGTCTGAGGAAGTGCCTTATTTGTTGTATAAAAAGAAGATGTTGTAAATGTTCTTGTCGGATATTTGTCTCTGGCATTAATTCTAAATTTATATTTTTCAGTGCCATATTTGTAGGTATCAGTATTATTGGCTAGCGTAATAACTGTATTAGAATTGTTTATGACACTTAAACTACCTGGAGAAAATGCACTATCATCCCACTTCATTTCAATTGTAGGAGGATATATAGTATGGGTATCTACAGAAAAAAAGCTTAAAGCAATATAACTACCTGAATTGTTTTCTATAGATTGCGGATGTTTAACAATAACTCCATAATTACCCGTTCCTAAAAACCAAGAAGTAGATATATTAGTGATGTCAACATTAATGTCTTTACTATCTTTATATCCAAATGATTGCGTAGCAAAATTTAATGTCCAAGAACCCCCTCCAGGAGTTAAATAATATTGAGGACTAGTCCAGTTATTAGCTGCAGTTGTAAAAGATCCTGTACTGTACCAACAAACACCGTTTCTTGTTTGTGGATTATCAGCTAATTTACCAGTTCCCATTGTCCAAGGATCAGAAACTTCTCTAATTTCTAAACTATAGCTAGTATTTAAATTTTCTGCGTTAGCTAAATAAAGTCTTAGATTAGTTTTCCATGAACCTGTTTGAAATGTTTTTATTTTTTCTATATCAGTATTACTAAATAATATAAGAGATCTTCTTAAATCATCTTGAAGAAGTGGTTCAGAAGGTACTGGATCAACAAAATAATTTAAAGGTTTACTATTATTCTTAACACTAACTTCTAATATCTCATCAAGACCTGTATTTCTAGCGGGTTGACTAGAATACAGTGAAGCATCAGCGGAAGCAAATATTTTATATACGGCCATTTTTCTACTTTTATAATGTTACGACTCTACCTTGTATGTCTTGGTTTAAATATTTAACTTCAAATATAGATGGGTCAAGCGATGGATAAATTACACCATTCAAAGTACCTGCTGTAATATCATAAGCATATTTAGAATATCCATTGGCTTCACCTGTCTTATTTATAATTCTTATGTCTTTTACAGTTTGAACTCCTTCAACTTGATCCAGTATTGTATAAACGTCACCTAAAATAATAGGCTCATTAATTTGCCAATTATCTATGTTAAAGAAGTCTTGAAGTGCTAATATACATCTTGCTACAACATCTTGACTAGTATAATTTGGTCTAATAACTATATCAAAGTTACACCCAATATTAATAATATAACCAGGTTTAATATTACATAGACATTACTCTCGCAAGATAATCTTCTTGAGTAACAGCGCGAAGTTGAGTTGGATACTCAGCAGCGATATTAAATCTAAGCTGTTCTACAGAATCACCGTCACCGCCTCCTGCGGCAGGTTCTGGGTTATTTGTTACAATTGTATTTTGGTAAGTTGTATTTCCTGATACTGTATAAGAAACCAACTCAGTTAGTTGCCCTGTTAATATATTTGAAGAAGCTCCCCCGCCTACAAGATATTGAAAAGTTATAGAGGTATTTTTAGGAGCAAGACCGTAAGTTTCAGTGGTTACAAAATTAGTAGGGTCAAATGAACTAGAAAGTGTACTTAAACCGCCTCCAGTTAAACCAACACTAACACTATTTGGATTTGGTATTATTGCAGTATCTGCTACAGAATTAATACCTGCTCCAAATTCAATGTCTAGTGATCCATCAATTCTGAATCTAGAAACATAACGTCTAGGCACAGTTAATTTCTGAATCATATAAGGTACCTGATTCTGATATTGATATAGGCTAGGATAATTAGCTGCTGTATTTTCAACAGGCTTTAATATGTAATCTTGAGCAAGATACGGTACTTCATACCAAGTATTACCGCTTGAATCTTTGGCATCAAGAATAGTTATAATACTATTATCTTGAAGATTAACTGTTGCAAATCTTTGAGCGGATCCAAAAGTAAAAGTTTGAGTTTTAACCTGGCCAGATATTGCTTGAACACTTTTCTTTAAAAGATAAGATGTAGGAACATTTGAACCATTAATTGTATAAACTTCTATGATAGTTGGATCATAAGAAGATGATGTTGTAAAGTCTACTTTTTGAGGCACATAAAATAATACAGAGCTATCTACATTAGACTTAACTTGCATGCCTTGTTCGATAGTCATAGCATAAGAAAAATCTGGACTTGTACTAGCACCAACTGTAATAGAAGGAACTTGTTGATAAACATCTAACATAACTGTGGCCGCAGATGTTACCTTTGGTCTATAACCTAACATATAGGCCATAGTATAAAGATTTCCTTTCTGTTTAGAATATTGTAAGTAGGTTTCTTGAATCTGATTGTCTAGATAGAATGAGAGAACATCTCCTACATAAGAAGCCATTTCAATGAACATGCTACCAGGTGATGCCTGAGTAAAATCATTATAGACTGTAGGGTAATAGGCTTTTGCATACTCTATTAGATCTGATCTAAATGAGGTAAAGTCTTTATTGAGATATTTTATGTCTACTTGATTCAGCATCTTTAGAAGTTTTGTATGGTCAGTGTAACAGAGTCATTTTCATTTGATCTTAATAGACGATAACTGAATTTTATATTGATAGAATTATAGTCTGGGTTTCCTATGATATCTAGAGTCACTATCTGAACATTAGGAAAATTAGCCTCAATTTGAGTTCTAATCGATTCTTTTATATCTTCAAAAGTAACTTGATCAATAGGTTCAAATAGTCTAGCTCTAAGGCCAGCACCAAAAGTAGGATTAAAAGGTCTTTCTCTTGGGTCGGTTAGAAGGAAGTTGATCAAGTTGTACTTAGTCTGGTCTTTGGTTGTGTATATGGTAGAAAATACGTTTTGATGGTCTAAGGTCTACTACTGATATTTTCTTTAGTCCGTATGCCATTAGATAGCTCCTTTCTCTTTCAATTTACTCATTAGACCAGTAAAGTCTGGTACTTCATTTATTTGCACAGCCGCCAAGTTTGAACTAGGTCTAGCTGAACCAAGCATTCCTTCAACAGATCCTACAGATACCTGACTAGGCTGGAAGGCCATGGCAGGATGTACATCTGCAGAGGTCATAGAAAAGTCTTCATTCAACATGCTCTTAGCCGTATCATTCAAGAAGGCAGCCATAGGGTTATTAGAAGCAAACTTTATTTGAGGTCTACTAGCCTGGGTGTTCAATGTCCCAGGGATTTTAGACTTAACCTGCTCTTGAAGGGCCTTTTTAGGGTCTTTTACCGCAGGAGTTTGCACTTCCTTAAGTATTTTAGGTAGTTCTTCCTTTAGAACAGTACGAAGTTCTTCACGGATTAGCTTTCTTAGTGCATCAATTTGTGCCATATCTTATAAATATTTTACCTTGTATATTTTAACCTTGTCTAAGTTGCTGGATTTTTCTTTCAGCATCCTTAATCTTTTGAGTCCTATCTTTTATAATAGCTAGGCCGACAAATCCTTGAGTAGCCGCCAAAGCTATCTCTTTTTTCCAGACACCTATCTTATCTTCTAGCTGTTGTATTTTTAACTTATTAGCTACTGATTGCTGTTGTTTTACTAGTCCTGATGAGTATTTACCTCCTGGATCTGTAGACTTTAGGTCTCCTCCTAATGAGTTAATATTTTTAAGCATTTTTTCCCTGACTCTTCTTCTTAGAGCTCTTCCTCCAGGAAGGTTATTGGCAAATGTACTTAAACCTAGATCATCATCTTGTTCTTCTAGTGTTTCCACATCTGTATCTGTTAGTTGTATATTACTTAAATCGATCTCATCCTCTCCTAAAAATCTAGCGGCATCCAAGATAGTTATTTGATCTTCAGAATCTATACCAGAAAGTCCTGTAGAAACTAGCCCTTTAGATACAAGTAGTACTTTTACTTCATTAATTATAATCAAGTCTAAAGAAGCAAAAGTAGGAGTGGTTTGAACTACAACGTACTTATTAGAATCAGTAGCAATGCCATATCTTCTTTTTAAGTTAATGCCTTCATCTACAACTTGTTCAGTAACTATTTGAATTGTATAGTTACCAAACCTAGACTCAGCTTGTTTTTGTTGATTATTGTACTGATCAAGGAATTTTTGTAATTGGTTTCCTGTATTAGTTAGAGTCGATATGGAATCTTTAATCTCATTAATAAGGCCTTCATTTTTATTAGTACAATTTTCTAGGTTAAGTAGTATAACTTGTAGTCTAGAAATTATATTTTGAATAGCAACTACTAAACTAGTGCATAATATAGCTGCTAAGTTTAGAACCGCTGAGATTTGTTCAAGTCTTTTAATTAGTTTCTTTTCTCCTTTTTCTTTTAACTTATCTCTGTATCTATCTGCAAATTTAGTAGTAACACCAACAGTTGTATAAACGTTAGGAATAGGAATTGCTAAGAAGAAAGAGCTAATTATGTTATATATTCTTATTAGAAGGATACATATTTTAATTATAATCTGTAATGTATTTATAAAACCTAGTACTTTTTGTGCAACAGTATTAATATCGTTTGTTGTTTTAACTACTGATTTTAAAACTCTAGTTGCAACATCTGGGTTGATAATAACTTTGGATAGATCTTCTAATTCCTTCTGTATGTTTAAGTTAAGCGAGCTATCTATTAATCCTATAGCATTCCTTGGATTGTTTAGTCCTTGAATTATTATACAGTATTGTCTTACTCTGTCTACAAATTCTATTAATCTTTGGACTTCACTAACTGGAATTTGTCTGACGTCTGTATACCTGTTAAATACACCTAAAGCATTCTGTAAAAAATTGCTTGCTACAGAAAGTTGAGGAAAATTCTCCTTTAACTGTGGATCATTAATGCCTTCAGTAGGACTTAATATTGTACTAGAAAAGATAGAGTTTATCTGTTGCATTAATATAAACAACCCAACTCTACTTTCAGGATTATTGCTATCTAGATAGTCTCTATAATAGTCATCTATAAATTGTTGAACATCATAAGCAGCTTTTTGTATCTGCCATTTTTTTCTCTGTATTGGCTCATTTACAGGAGGAGGCTTGGTAGGATCAAATGGAGTTCCGTCTGGTACTTGATTCAATGCATAATTGAGTACATTGCAAAAATCAACAGACGCAAGTCCACCTAACAAATTTATTATACCTTTATTTAATAATCTTTTTAATAATGTTGTCGCCTCTCTTCCTGTATTGTACTTGCCATACAGTATTTCATTTACTTTTCCTTGAACTTTTATGAGGAATCTAGCTGTTACACCAATTGCTTTTTCTAGACCTACAGCAGATGTAGTATTGATATTAAGCTTGTCATTACCAAACCTAACCCAGCCAGCCTTATATTTATCTGCTCCGACTTTGTTGACGGCTTGAACACCTTTAATAGTTTGTGGATCCAATCTAAAATTAGAAACTGCCATATCTATCTAGTAAATGTGTTTTTAGATAATATTTGTGATTGGCCTGGCGTCAATTCTTGAGAAAGTCTAGTGGCTGTTTGAGCTAATAAACTTCCAGCAGAATTAATATTTTGCATAGTTGCTCCTAACTTAGATTCAGAAGACTGTGCTAACAGTATAGCTACAGCATTTAAAGCATCTAATAGAGTTAACAACTTCTGATTCAATGTGTTTCCTAATACTATTGGTTCACCTAACGATTCAGCTTTATTTCCTAATTCAATTACAGGAGCCGCTACTATAACTTTATTTGAAGCATCTAAATTGATTGTATTAGTAGACGACAGTCCTACAGCTTTTTTACCAAATAAGAAAATAGCATCATTCTTTGCATGAAGAGTTACTCTCTCACTAGTCAAAATGAGTTGGTTGCCTTTATATGGAAAAACTGGTTTATATGGTTGAATTACTGCCATTATCCTATACTTGATTGATCTTGAGCAGAAGGGGCTAATATCTCGTTTGATATTGGTCTAGGAGGTATTCTTAAAGTAGGCTGAGCTATTGGAGTAATAGGGAAAGAGAACGAGTTAAGAGGAAAATTATTTATGTCCTCTAAAAATATCTCTTGTGTACTAGTCATGTAAATAGCAGATCCGTCTTTATTTATATTCTCTACAATATTATTAAATTTCAAAGATGCATTCTCCTGTCTTTGTTCATTTAATATAATAGTGATAGGATCTCCATTATTTCCAGAATTAGACCAAGTGTTATCTCTTTTTAGAGCTGGAACAGTTGAACCAAATCTTATAGACTGTCCAAATCTAGCTTGTAAAATTGTATCACCTTCAAAAGGTTGGAGGTTTCTAACTTGCTGATCCTCTTGAAATGTATATCCTAACGGTATAGAGGATCCTGTAACTGCATTGCCAGAATATCCTTGAATATTATTATACTGTTTTAAAAAATTAGAATATTCACTCATGTTTGGAAAAGCTCCATGGTTGGCTCTATTCCACAAACTATATGGAGGAAAGTAGAAAAACTGTTGATTAGAAGCTCTATCATTTAATTTTTCTGATGGGCCTGCTATAATAAGAACTATTTCATTTACAACAGGATATTGCCTAATAAAGTTAAACATAGGCCAAGCAGGTTCAGATACTTCTTGAGACTTAGAAGTACCTAAAGTAGAGTACAATATCTCGTACTTAATTTTACCTATGTCTATAGGACTTCCGTAGTCAGGATCACGTTCTTTGGTATTTCCTTTATATGGTCCTAATACAATAGATTTTACTCTACCAATCTGGAAGTATTGTCCTCCATACTGGCCGGTATCAGAATTTAAACTTGGACCAAATATATAGCCGTTAGACATTACGCTTGAGGTAGTTGTTTAGGATCTTTAATCTTAATGTTGCTTACTTCAG